ATTGCCAACCTTGATGTTGGCGTAGGCAGGAACCTTCTCGACTTCCCAGTCAAGGTTCGCCGCTTTCATCATCTGTTCGGGAGTAAGGTCAGCAGGAACCTGCTTACCGAGCTCGTGCCAGGGCGTCTCGCCCGTCCAAGCCATAGAATAGGAGCCGTCTTTCAGTTTCTCAAGCATGTGAGCCATAGTAGTTCATCCTCAAATTTTCAAAGCCGCTGTCTCGTCAGCGTATTATCAGTATACTCGCATAGTAGAAAAAAGAAAAGCAAAAAGTAGAACTTTTTGTTAAAAGTTTTTAATCGAGTTTCGAAGCCATATCTAACATAGTGATATTCTTTTTACCAGAAAGATCATTAATAATGGAATTAATTTTATCTAATTTCTTTTTGGAAATAATGCATCTATAGGAATCAGTAGTATTATTTACTCTTTCCATTCTATTGCATTGAATTCATTATCTAATACATTCAATTTACTAGATATTGATAATAGAATTCTCTGCAACTCTATTAGATTTTTCAATTCTTTATTGTCAATCATCGCGATCTCTACTCCGGCAATCAACGCGACGCTCTTTCTTGCCGTGACGCTCACGTTCTTTAACTCGGCAACGTTCATGCCGCTCATCATGATGATCCCTGCCAACTCGAATTTCTGTTTGACGAGTTCCAATCTTCACATAATCGACACTCGAGCAGGCAGCTACGCTAAATGCCAGAACAGACAAAATAACATATTTCATTGACTTCTCCAATTTGATTATTCTTCAAAGTTTCGGTAATAACCGTTTGTTTCTGGGTGTTCATCGTCGCATTCGCGATACTGTATGATTTTGCGAAATTCAGAATCTATATAGGTTCGTTTATCCATTTGACAGAACCACAGGATAGATAGGTTCTTTTCAAATCTTAGATATGATGCGTTTTCGGGTTTAATAAACCACACAAATGCTGGAGTAAAGAGGAAGGTCTTTTTCCACACATAATTTTTTTTGTTGAATGATTTTCTTTTTTGTTCGACAGTATCAAAACGAATTTTCATAATCTAGTTTCCAATAATTGGTAGGCCCGACAGGTGTTGGTAGGCAGGATGGGATTCGAACCCACGTTGAACCACTTATGAGGTGGCGGCCTCAATTTCTATTAAAGTGTGTTGAAAGATTTTATCCTTTATGCAGTTCGTCTAGCTTGTCTACCATAAGCATTTGCTAGTGGAGGTATCTCTCTGCTGAACTGTCCGAGATCCTGTTTAATGTCAGAACTCATCTCATCATGATCCATCTGATGCGCGCCCAATTTATTGTGATTAACACCCATATCATATGCGCTTTTTTCAGTATGTCCTCTATCCTCGAGGAAATTGGAGAAGTTGCTCATCTTGTCGTTAGTCAAAGTTCTTTTACCCATCATTTTTACTATTTTTTTGTGGGTTCTTTGTATATGCTTGGCACTAAGATTGATTCGATAAGTGCCTCTCGAAAAATCCAAACCTTCTGGATGAGCGTGTCCGAGAACATAATAGCTGGCAAGTGACGGTCCAGGACCCTTCGGTTTTCCAAATCCTAAGAATTTTTCATCAAGTTGTTTAGCAAGAGCAGATGAACTTAGAGATTTGACAATATGTTCTTTAAGCGTCTTCATTGAAGTTTCCTCTTGAGAATTATGATATATTTATAATATCTTCTTCTCAAACATCTTTTCGGGGTTTATGAATAATCATAGAGAATGGGCCAATGTCCCATTCTTGGCGCCACTCGTCATATGCCTTTGTATGCTGGCAATACAGGTTGATGTTCCAAACCCAATAACTCGGATTAGTGAACCAACGAAAGATGATCTTCAAGTTATTAATCTCCCATAACATCAACAGTATACTTCAATACGGCGGAAATGGCAATCTTTTTTCATTAAAACCCGTTAATATTGGGGCTTTGTTTTTATTAGGTTTTTTATATGCTCTCGGAGCCTCTCTCGAGCTCGGAGAGGAGCTCCCTGGAAACAGGCTATATTGGGCTTCGGGAGCCCTAAATGCCCTACGAGAGAGCCTCGTAGGCCCTTATTCTGGCCCTTGCTTTCTTTAAGTAGTTAGTCGCTTTTTCTTCAAACACCTGCGCATACGGAAGGTTTTCTACGCATATGAGAATGACAATATCGTTTATAAGAATGCCTGTTCTTTCCCAGAACATATATGAATAGATGGAAGCCTGCAGAAAGTATTCTGTGATATGTGATTTATCTTTTTCTTTACCAGAAGTCTTATAGTCAATAATCGCTGGCTTACGTTTCCAGCCAGCAATTAGATCGCATCTTCCTGCAATCTTCAACTGTTCTGACCAGAGACATCCCTCTACGAGTCTGACATCATCACAGTGAAGATCAAGCTGCTCCTTTACTGGGAGGAAGTTGGACCAAGCAAACGGATCGGCAACAGGTTTTTTGAGTTCGTTGAGAACATATTTCTCACAGACATTGTGTAAGGCTGTTCCTCGATTCTTTGCTCTTGTGGATTGTCTCTCGGCTTCGTCTTCGCCGATTCTATCTTTCCATTCTTTCAGCCACTGCATGTCTGCGGTGGAACTGAGAACGGTTGTGACGCTTGGTAGCTTCTTCTCTTCCGAGACGACATAATGTCTTTTGCCATCAATCGTCTCGGTTTGAAGATCGGGAAGAACTACAAGCTCATGATTGAATTTCTTAAATGTTGGCGATCTCATTACTGTCTTCTAGCTTTTCTCTAGCAATAATATATTCTTTCACCAGATCAGAACGAACGATATCGTTTCTTGTGAAAGCAATATGGTCAAATGATTTCATCTTATCAATAACCTTGACGAAATCTTTGAAACCCGAAGTTTGCCTCAGCATCTTCAGATCTGTCTGTCGTATGTCACCACAGAATATGACCCTTGTGTTCTTTCCAAGTCTTGTGAACACCGTGTGGATTTCTTCAGCTGTCATATTCTGGATTTCGTCTACAACGACGATTGTGTTCTTGAGGGTATGGCCTCTGATGAACGAAGTTGTAATGAAGTTTACCAAGCCGTCAGATTTAAGTTTATCGTATGACTTTTTCTCATCTTGATGAGACATTTCCTGGAAGATGGAAACATAAGGCAACTCATATACCTGCTGTTTCTCGTGAATCTTTCCAGGAATGAATCCCATGTCTCTTGTGGGAACAACTGATCGAATAATTGTCAGGCTGTGATAGATTTCAGGTGAATCGAAAACTTCATTAAGCCCAAGATAACAAGCAATAAAGGTCTTTCCCGTTCCAGCCGATCCAGTCAAAAGAAGATTTCTTTCGGAGTAAAAACTCTCAAAAACCTGTTTCTGATTTTCAGTAATGGGTCTAACAGCCTTTATCTTGAAAACTTGTTCTTTCAAGACTTCGCTCTGTTCAAGATCTCCACTCTCAATCATTCTTCTTTGTTTTCTGGACAATCTTTTCATATGTACCCTTTACAGTGTTTTGCCAGCCCGCTTTCTGTGTTTCTTAACCACTTCTTCGGTCTTAAGCTGTTTTGTTGTTTTTTTGAGATATCTGTCAGCTAGAGGCGACAATGGATGAGCCTCGGCTGCTTTTTGTAACACTTCTTTAAATCCGCCGTCTGTTTTAATTTCGCTTCCGAGACCCCTGTAAGCAATAAGAGGAGCTCCGTGTGGGACTTGCACCAGATCAGGATTCTCTTTGAGGAAGTCATCCCTCTCAGAGATCTTCATAAACTCGATAATTTCTTTTCCAGTAATTTTATTTTTGAACTTATAGGTTGGCATTATACACTATCACCGTTTGCATAAAATGTTGTATTTGGGAAATCTCTCCTAATGTGTTTGAAATTTCTTATTTCTTCACTGGAGTCGTCATAGAATTTAATAGTTCGAATAATTTTATTTTCTTTCAAGACCGTTGCCATAATTTCGTGTTTCGGTAGTCCAATAGTTCCTGCTCTCACAATGTGGGATTTACCCCACCTGTTCATATTTAGTTTATAGTTTTCGAAGTGGGACAAGAAAAGTTTAACATCATCCATGTCACCCCTTGCCGTCAATACCATGAAGAAAAATCTGGGATCATTATATTCTATCAAAGCCGTTCTAATATTTGCAACAATCGGAGCAGCATATTTCTTGAAAATAGAAGATTTGGCAAAGTCCCTGAAATCAAATCTCTTCCCAGAAGCCAAGATAGATCTTTTCTGGGCCTCAGTTACTTCAGCAAACTCTTGGGTTGTGTATGAATCAAGGACATTATCTTTTTTGTCGACCACGCGAATAGTAAGTTTGTTGCTTGGTGTTGTGAAAAGAGTATTATCAATATCCCAAACAGCAATCATTGAGTGTTTCCCGCCTGAAATAGATCCAAGAACATTGGTTAGGCTTTTATGATATTCCACTTAAACGTAGTCCTCTTCTTCGTCGATGCCCATCAACTCTTCAATATTCTTGGTCTTGAGAGCTCGCCTAATACGTTTTTCGTTATTCTTGCGGCGATTTTCTTGGCGATCAGTATTCCAGTCATCATTGTCCTGTTCGATTTCCTGGTAATACTTTTTATTATTGACAGACTTACCCAATTTAGTTTTTCCTTTGTTAAATTTTATCGTCAGTGAAAGATTTGTTATATAGTTTCTTGTTGATTGTCTTGGGCAATTTCTTGTCCTTGATATCAAGCAACAGCTGAGCGTCTTCAGGAAGAAGAATTTCCAACAATTCAACAAAAAGCTTTTCGCGCTTTGCTGGGTGGATGTGGTTGCCACTTCCATCTAGAAACATGTACAACAGTCTGGTTCTAGAATATAGCATACCCTGCAGGTCTGGATAAACCTTGTTGGGTTTATAGTTAGGAACAAATTCAGGCGGCAGAAGCCACTTGATGTTGGGTGACAATGCCACCCTCAAAAGGAACCTCAAAGGACCAGAGTCGTTCTTTTGTAGGAACGCAATTCTGTCTTTCTCTGATTCGATCAGAGAGGCTTGTTTGATAATACTTGAAAGTGAATTTCTTAACATACTTGAAACCTTTTAAAACTCATTGATCTTTTCCATCATATTCTTTAGCTTATGTGACATGAAATAATTGAATATGTGTTTTCTTCCCTTGCCTTGTTGGGAATCATATTCTTCAACAATACTTTCCTGGATCTTTTCTGGAACCATATCCAGATCGATAAGGAGTTGATTTCGATACCAACGCTGAATCATTACCTGATCACAGTATTCCTCGGGTCGTTTCTGAGACCACTCGGCAACCTTGGTTTCCCTCAAAGGTTTCTGTCGTTCTTTGATAACAAGAGAATTATCAGCCATCAGAATGCTTGGGATACCATCGCTCTTATCGCCACGGATAATATGTTCTTGTTTAAAACGAGAAGGGTTGGTATTACTGATCTTCTTCTTTCTTACTGGGTCATATTGCTCTACACCCATATATTGATGAAGCTGGATGAAATCTTTGTCACCCGAAAGGATCAATATTTTCTGCCCCTCTGGCCCAAACCGATTAACAAGAGTTGCAATTACGTCATCGGCCTCAGCACCCTCAACGTTGATAAGACGATAGGGCATAAACTGTTTGAGTTCTTCTTTGATTTTGCCGAAAGATTCGAAAACAAGTTTCCAGTCAAAGAGTTGCTGTTCATCTCTGGTTTGGCGACGACTTGCTTTGTAGTAAGGAAACGCTTCACGACGCCAACTGTTTCGGGCATCACAAGCAATAACGATCTCTCCAAATTCGGTAGAATATTGGGTTCTAAATGCCCTGATGGAATTGAGAATCATGTGTCGGAGAAGAGACTCGTCAACTTCATCTTTGTTCATCTTACCAATCTGGATCATCAAATTGGATATCATGATTTGTTGTAAGTCAATAAGAATCATTTGGGTTTCACAATCAGGTCAACTTCACCAAACGGCCCAAGCCCAACAGTATAAGAACCATCGAGCCATTTGAATGAACCAAAGGTCCAATTCAATGGGTTTGCAATAAACCGATGAATCACATCGTATTTCATAATTACTTCATGCTCCTCAGAAGAATACAATTCTCATTAATACGACCATTGGGAACACGTCCCTTGGTTTTGATTTCAGTCATAAACTTTCTCAAGATAATCTTGCCACCCGAGAGAACTTTGTTTACTTGCTCTTGGGGTTTGCGGAGCCTCTTTGTCAGAGAATCCTCTTTGGCAAATCCAATAACAGTTGTGCCCTTCAAAGAAAGACCCGATGAGTTGGAGGCGTTGAACACCGTAAGCTGCTTATATTTAGTATTATAAACCCAAAGCTGCTGAGTTCCGACGATGTCCGTTGGTTGAATAGAAACAAGCTTGAACGGCTTGAATTCTTTCTGATACTTGATACGTTTGACAACATCAACAGCAAGCTTCTCTTTCTTCTTGCGAGGCTTGCGAACCTTGGTAGCCTTACGGTTAGAGCCGTAACGATCAAGATCAGACATCCACTCTTCGAGCATGCGTACCTGCTTCAGACGCTCGCGCCCGAAGGAGGCTTTGACTTCTTTGTCTGTATCTGTCAGATCGTCCAGAACACGATTGTAATATTCTCGGATCATACCAACGATTTGCGGAGAGATAGTGTTTTTCTGCAGATAGTCGTATAGAGAAAACTTCTCACCACCGACGATGAATTTGTCGTACGCCTCTTCGAGATCGCCCATAACATTATGGCCTTTCTCTTTGATGCGTTCTTGGATGTTCGGTTTATCTCTTACAACGACTTCTTCGGGATCGCGGAGTTTGTTTCCGAGATTGATCATCTCTTTGACCTGAAGGCCAAAGCGTTTCGTTGTATCTTTATCAAACTTCGATCCATTCAAAAGCATCTTGGCCATCCAGAAGATGGTCGGGACCATTCGTTTAGGATTGAGTCGTTTGATGCATTGAATGGAGGATTTAGGGACACCGTCTCGGTCAAGCCAATCAACAAGCCAACGGTGTCCCTTCTCGGGTTCTTGGGTATAGTTGTACCATGTTAGGGCTTTTGATAGTTCCAGACCCGTAACGAGTCCAGAAATGATTGGTTCTTTGCCGTAATAGACGTCACCTGTAACACCAACATTACGTCGACGTTTCTTAGCGATAGCCATATGATTTCCTCAAGCTAGAACACAATCATACCTGTTATGTGGCAAAATGTCAAGCATTTTTAACAAAATCTATTAACGATTTCCACTGCAAAATAGTAGTGTCCCATCCATAGCAAGAATCAGCATATTGTTTAGCAAAATCTAGACTATCAATACCATTAGATAAATGTTTTTGTATAACAAAATCAAGTGATTCCATGAATGTTCTAGCATGGGCGTTAATATCGTCTGTGTATCTATACATTACATTTAATTTAGCTGAAATCTCTGGCAATGCTGCCAGATCAGAGTGTACACAAACACATTTAGCAGACATTGCTTCTGCCATAGCAATACAAAAAGTCTCTTTCCAAATAGAAGGATATGCAAAAATGTGTGCTTTCTGTAATGCTTCTCTTACAACACTATTAGGTTGGAAACCATGGTAGTTGATACCAGGATGATTTCGGCAACGATCAAACAGTTGTTCATATGGCCTGTCTCGCTCTGGCCAACCATAGATATTGAATGAAGAAAAAACATCAAGCTCAATTTGCCCAGGATAACGTTCATACAGATACTCGAACACAGGAACAAGAATTTCCAAGCCTCTGTGTGGGGTTGACGTATAGATCAACCTGATCTTGTCCTTGGGTTTCTCAATTGTTGGAATCGGAGCATAAGAATTATGAATAACAAAATTCTTATGATTGTTGGGAACACCAAGCTTATCCATATATTGTTGCATCTGCCAATATGATACAAACACAATGGCATCAAATCTATCTCTTGACAAAGCACTACTCAGGTGAGCAGCTTCTGGATCTTCTGGCAAATCCTGAAGGTGAAGAATTCTTTTCTTCCCTCGTTCAATTTCTCTTACTCTTGATGTGATTAATTGAATTCCATCAAATTCATTTCCAAGTCTCTCAAGCAATCCTCTGGTCACCAATTCTGTGCCCCCGTTGGCGTTCTTGTTCAATTCATTAATTTCCATTTGTGTCTCCCACATTATCCATATCTTTTATTAGATTTTTTAATTCACTTCTAGTCAAATGAGAATAGTTGATGAAGAACTGAACGCCATAATTTGTCAACACAACCTTATAGTTGTGGTCAATTTGTGCCAATTTCCTCTTGACAAGAATATCCAGCATGTTTCCATCAGCCCAGATCTCTGTAAATAAAACGGTTGGAAAAGCTGCCATCATCAAGCCCACCCAAGCCACTTAACAGAATCAACTCGGAATGATCTCCAGTTTTTAACCTCAAGATCATAAACCGAAATGACATCTTCATTCTTTTTCTTGGATGTGTTCTTTGGAAGTTGTTCTTCGGGGATATGATCCGCCAGAAGAGTGCACATCATAAATCTTTCGGTGCCATCGGCCTTAGTGAAGACCACATTACAAACACCTTCTTGCAGAGCCTTGATATATTTCTCTCTGCTCTTCTCAACGGTTGGCATCAACATACTCCTTCAATTTATCAAATCCGCCAATCAAATCAGTCTTAACAATGTTTTCTTCTTCCCAAGTCTTTGTTACCATCGGAAAGGTTCTCTGGTTTGGGAAATAAAGCCTAAATTCTTCCAACGTATAATCTTTGTCTAGATTCAAAACCTTAAACGGAAGATTCTTAATCAACAGAAGGCTCTTGGCCTGTTGACAGAAGACACAGTTATCCTTAGAGTACACATAGTACATCACATGTTCTTGCATTTTATTGTCCATGATTAAGCTGCTTTGAAGTCGATCTTTCCGCTACCAACAACAGCAAGGCTATCTTCGATATCCCTGTCAATAAAGATATAATCTAGATCGACTGGTTCAAATTCCTGGAGCATTGCGAATACAACTTCAGGATTAACATCTTTACAAGAATAAACGTCAATTTGACCGAGCCCTGGAGACACTGCGTCCCAGAAATGGGCGGTGATAGAGCTTGTTGAGATTACTGCCACTCCAGTAAGTCCCTGATTGCCATGCATAGATGAATATTTCACATAAGGACCCATGAACAACTCCATGTCTAGGGCATCAATAAGCCTTAGCATCCAGTTGCTGAATTCATTTTCATCAGTGGGGGGTTTGTTCATTTTAGCCCGAACAATTAGGTGTTTGTGTTCCAGTACATGTGCCAATTCACGTGAATTCCTTCTAATATTGTTGGAGGGGTATTTAACCTATAGTTTATTATTAAAGTTCGTTTTAGTCAAGCAATTTTTACATTTTTTAGATGACTACGAGAAACCTTGACAGCCAACCAATCGTTATAGTATTTATCACTCAAAATCGCATCGTATTCCAGAATATACTTCGATTCAAAATAATTGCATTCTCCCCTCGATTTACAGAAACGGAGAATCTCTCTTTTAAATTGTTTTTCACCCTGTTTCTCAACATCGGCCTGTAATTCTTTTGATGAGCCAAAATACGTTTTCCAATCAGACTCTTTTCTGATCTTCTTTCTCTTACCCTTGACCTGCTTGTATCCTGCCTTGGTAAAAAGCTTTTTGCCGAAATATTGTCTATCGTTGGACAGATTGGTTATCTTATAGACGAAACCAAAGGCATCTTCGGGTGGCTCGTTCAATTCTTTTCCATTATAATACCAAGTCAATTATTTATCGCCCCAAGTAGCAATCTTAAATCTGTCTGGAGAAGAATTGTCGTGTTTTATTGTAGCATATTTCTTTGGTTCTGAACCCTGGGCCCTAACAACCCTATTGATAAACTCGTTAGGTGAATAGTGGCGATCAACTACTGGTTGTCCGTTGTTACTAACCCTTACTCTGTAAGTATCTTTTGTGGGGTCTGTTCCATGTGGGTGGTGGTCAATCTTGACAACATAATTTGCCGAAGTTGGTACTTTTGAATCGACGTGCTGTTTAGCCATGTTTGAAGATATTAAACTGGCAACACGAGTAAGTGATGTGTTGTATGTTTTTGTATTAAAAAAGTCTTTAAATGTCTTCAACCCACTCTCCTGGTTTATCTGCATACATGCAGCTGATATATTTGAATTTCCAGCCTTGTCCACCCGCACCATTTCTCTTCATTGGTTTGGATACGTTGTTGTCCATGACATACCAGATGTTATCTTCAGGATTTCTTACCTTGCAAAGAAGATGATATTCTTCTTGTTTAGATGAAGACATAACAATAGAACAGAAACAAATGGCAACGTCTTTCTTTTCAAACCCAGCCTCGACTAACATCTCTGCCATAGTAAGGGCAAATCCATCGCAATCGTCATAGAGAAATCTTTTGCCTTGGGCGATCTCGTCTTTCCAGGATTTCCAGTATTCTAATTTTCCAAACACAGCTTGATCTGATTTGTAGATCATGCTTGATCTTACTTTATTAAAAACTTCTGTGATATTTTTTAAGTTTGGCATTTATTCCCCACAAAGAACGGATTTAGGAAAATCTTTACAGAACTGGATATATCCTGAAGGAGTTGGCATTGGTGCAGGATCAGAAGGCACAGCAGGCTGTTCTACTGCCGTTGAACAGGCAGTAAGAAACAAGGCAAGACCCAAAACAATTTTTTTCATTTGACACCCTTTCTTTTCTTTATTTATAAAAAACCCCAGGAACGAAATCCTGGGGTTCTTAAGAATAAATTCTTAGAGATGATTACTGTGGTGGAGCGGGATCTGCTACTGGCTCAGCTGGTGGTGGATTTAGAGCCTTATTGAGTGACTCTTGAAGAGCAGCAACTTGTTCCTGTAGTTGTGTGATTTGTGTGGTATCTTCAACAGGAACTTGAACTTCTTTGACAATCTCAACTGGAACTTCTTTAATCACCTCAACAATACGTTCTGGTCCAGGAACTTCGACTGTTACTTCTCTGATAACTTCAACATTGATAAACCGCTCAGGTCCTGGAACCTCAACCTGAACTTCAACAATACGTTCTGGTCCTGGAACCTCAACGGTGACTTCCTTGATAACCTCGACAATACGTTCTGGTCCAGGAACTTCGACTGTTACTTCTTTAATAACTTCAACGATTCTTTCGGGTCCAGGAACTTCAACAACACGTTCAGGTCCGGGAACCTCAACGGTTACTTCTCTGATAACCTCAACAGGGACTTCCTTGATGACTTCTACTGGAACTTCCTTGATTACTTCAACTTCTCTGATGACTTCAGGTCCAGGAACCTCAACGGTCACTTCTTTAATCACTTCTACTGGAACTTCCTTGATAACCTCAACTGGAACTTGAACTTCCTTGATAACCTCAACAGTTACCTCTTTGATAACCTCAACTGGAACTTCTTTCAGGATTTCAACTGGAACTTGAACTTCCTTGATAACCTCAACTGGAACTTCCTTGATTACTTCAACTGGAACTTCTCTAATGACTTCAACTTCTTTCACAACTTCGGGACCAGGAACTTCAACGATTCTTTCAGGTCCAGGAACTTCAATATTGACAATACGCTCAGGGCCAGGAACTTCGATTGTTACTTCTTTGATAACTTCAACCTCTTTGATAACTTCTGGACCAGGAACCTCGACGATACGCTCGGGTCCAGGAACCTCAACAGTAACTTCTCTAACAACTTCAGGTCCAGGAACCTCAACGGTCACTTCTTTAATAACTTCAACGATTCTTTCGGGGCCAGGAACTTCGACATTGACAATACGTTCTGGTCCTGGAACCTCAACAGTAACTTCTCTAACGACTTCAACGATTCTTTCGGGGCCAGGAACTTCGACAGTTACTTCTCTGATAACCTCGATAGGGACTTCCTTGATAACCTCAACAGTATTTTGTATCTTACCAGAAGCCATGTCGGATAGAATATTCAATTCTTGGGATCTTTTTGAGAGAACTTGTATTCTTTGTTTGAGTTTTTCGATTTCGTTTTGTTCTCGTTCTAAACGAGCATTATATCTATTTTCTGCTTCGTGCATTTCTTTAATTTTGGTTTTAATTGATTCTTCAAGAGCTCTCTGCTCGTTTGAGGCATCAGCTTGGCGTTCTTTTAGCTCTGCAAGTATCTGTGACATTTTGATCCCTTTTTCGTATGAAAATTCTAATCTACTCTATTTATATTTTTTCAAGATTGAACTTTGCCGTCTTTTGTCTGCGGTACTATCTGGATCTTTTCAGCAGGCACTGTTCTATAATCTATAAAACCAGGAAAGTCAATATTTTCTAAGGCGAGTTTGTATACCTGTGTGGTATAATTAAAGGATATTTGCCTCACTTTAAAGATAGGAAGTCCCTTATACTCTTCAGGAGTGAATTGGGTGTTATTCCAAAAATCATACACAACTTCAGGAAGAATCTTGATATAATCACCCAATTCTAACGCCACCTTAGATCTCCGTCACTGTGCAGTCACCCGAAACGCATGCAAACTCAGAAGCCGATTTAGTTTGATCGCCTCTTTCATATTTAGGTAGATCATCCCAGTTAATTTTTGGGAAGTTCTCGACCCAGGTATTATATTGTTCCTCAGTAATTTCCTGATAAGGAGCTTGCTGATAAACGCTATCGTCTTTGGGTAGGAAAGAGATACCAGCAACGTCATCAAAGTGTGTGTAGACGTAAGAAGCAACTTCAAGCCATTCATCTTCCCCAACCTTTACGGTTACGGAAGGATTGTGCTCACACCATTCTTTATGTGATCTCATCCAGTACTCAAGGTGCTGAATAGCGGTGATATCTCTGGAAGTGATGGCGTTGTTTGGGGCTTTCTGTGGGAAAGAGAACACAACACGATCGTTTGGCTTCATCACATCTGCTTCCCATGGAACGCCCTGATCCTTCAGAAACTGGGTAAAGGTTTCTACGTTATTAGAACGGATTGTTCTGATGTAGTGTTTGTAGAACCTTGTATGAACGCCTGGAGCAGCGTCGACCAACTCTGAAACGGTTCCTGAAGGCTTCTGTGTAGTAATTGAAACCGACTGATTGATCCCAAGCTTCTTGGCCCACTTTTCGTTTACTTCAATAGCATGCTGCTTTAGCTCGGCCATCATATCGAACACTTTGATCTCATCAAACACACCTGTCAGAGAGACTCCAAGGAGTCTTTCTTCTTCGCAATTATCTTTCCAGATCTTACGAAGGTATTTGAAATTGGTGAAGGTTGACTGGACTGTTCCAATGATTGTTGCGAGTTCGACCTTTTTCTTGAGAATTTCAAGGGTGTCGTTTTCTCTTACAACAACTTCTGATAGGTTACAGAATTGATATGGACGAAGGATAATCTCTGCACAAGGGTTGACGCCCCAAGAAACGCCATCAACTTTCCTTCTGCCAGTTTTTGCAGCTTGCAATCTTAGTGCTGCTCGGTTGATGATACCACGCTCTCCAGACTTGGAGTCATAGATAGCTTTCCACTCATCCATAAATTGCGAGAGCGAAGGCTTCTCTTCGTAGACAGCAGAGTTGTTAGCTAGAGAACGATGTGGGTGTGTCTGCCACCAGTTACCTGATTTGGCAAGGGCCATCTCTTTATCAGAAAGATCTGACAACGAAATAAGTGCAGCCCGTCTTACGCCACCAACCACGACACAGTCTGCAATCTTACAGACGATATCATGGCATTCAATTGCACGAAGTTTACGTCCAGCAGCCTGAATGACGATCTTGGCAATATAGTCAAACGTCTCTTTTAGAGGCTCTGGTCCAGAGGCTCTTCCACCAAATGTTTTGAGTGGAGATCCAGCAGGCCTGACGTTTGAGTAATCAATATCTGGAATTTGACCAGACCACAATAGAGCTAGAAGTTCTTTGAGAGCTCTTGCCCATCCAGCCTTCGAATCGCCAACCACGATCTTTGTGTTGGTCTTTTCGAAGTGCTCGGATACCTGGGGAAGCTTGTCAATGTTCTTGCGCTCGACCGAGAAACCAACCCCTGTGCCACAAAGGGTCACATAAAACATCTCATCAAAAGATCTGAGACTGTCGATTGGGAGATAAGAACAGTTATAACCCGCCACATTGCAACGATCGAGAGCGGGTCCAGCAGTCATCATTGCTCTCATTGAAGGCATTACTGAAAGGCTAAAAATGGCCTGACGAATTTCTTCTTTTACTTCTTTTTTGATTACTGGATTTTTCAGAACATTATCGCAATATCTGTTTACCGTTTCTTCCCAAGTTTCTCTTCTATTTTGGTCTTCAAGCCATCTGGCATACTTTGAGACAGCGATAACACGTTGATAATCCTTCATACACACACCTATTTAAGTTTAAGAGATTGCTGGGAGGTCTATTTAGTGACCCCAACCACAATCTAAGAGCCATTAATAATACTTAATTTATTCTTCGATAAAGTGACTGGTGTCATATGGACTGGTCAAACGAATGTTGATAATCCCTACTAGAGAAGAACTAATAACATAGACGGAAGCGTCAAGTTTTGCTGATTCATAATTGACAACAAAATCTGTATTGGTATCGAAACTCATTTTATTCTCCTATACTGCCATTGGGGCTTTGATTGTTGGATGGGGGTTGTAGTTTTCTAGAACAAAGTCTCCCACTTTGAAGTTGTGATCTGGCGGAAGATCTCTTGACGGGTTCTTGATGATCAGCTTTGGTTCTTCTTTGGGAGCACGAGACAGCTGTTCATTCACCTGATCAACATGGTTTGAGTAGATATGAGTGTCTCCTAGCGACATAGTAAGCTTACCAGGCTTGAGATCTGTGCACTGGGCAATAAGATATACCAACAGTGAATAGCTGGCAATGTTAAATGGAAGACCAAGGAAAGTGTCGACTGATCTCTGGTACATGTGACAATCTAGTTGACCTGAGTTGGTAACATAGAACTGACAGAGAACGTGACATGGAGGCAGGCACATCTTATCTAGCTGGGCAGGATTCCACGCACTGATAATATGTCGCCTTCCATGTGGATCTTTCTTGATTCCATCAATAACATTTTGGACCTGATCTGGTCCGTTGATATCATTGTTCCAGAAACGCCACTGGACCCCATAGATAGCTCCAACATGGCCGTTGTACAATGCTTTCTCTTTCCAATAGGGAGCCTCTGCATTAGCAGTCCAGATTGTTGGATACTTTGCCGAGTTTGTATAGATTTCCTCAGCCTTGACTGCATCTTCGATCTCAGCGGCTTCGTTCAAAATAACTGCAAGGCGGCGATCATCATCACAACCCTCCAGGAACCAGAGGAGTTCGGAGACAACAGCTTTCCAGGCAATCCGCTTCGTTGTAAGAGCGGGGAACGTATCACTGATATCAAACTGCAGCTGTGTTCCAAAAATAGAAATCGTACCAACGCCTGTTCGGTCTTTTCTTTCCTCGCCTTCAGCAAGGATTTTCCTTAGAAGTTTTTTATAAGTTTCATCGTGTCGATTGATTGTCATGTTATTATGCAGATCGGACATATCGTTTTCCTTCATCGAGTTCACACCTTTTTCTCTGACCCAGAACCAACAAAGCTTCCATACCTGAGAATGTATTGCTGTTGATAATAGTCATAATCTCTTCAATAGAATAACCACCAAGGATCATCTGATTGATGTCTTTATATTCAAGCAGATCTGGCCAGATGACAACTTTGAACCCATGTTCAGTAGCAGTCTTAACCTGCTTCATGATGTGTTTGTTTCGAGGTTCGTTGTCGTAAACCACTACTATATTTCTTTTTGGTATGCCAGTCAAGCTAATTGTTGAAGTTAGATTACCACCAGCAGCTGCAATTGAGTTTGGAAGAAACATTGCATCGAATGGCCCTTCAGTAAGAAATACGACAGATTCTTTATCAACAGAATCTAGACCCCAGACCTTATGAGAATCCTCTGATAACATGATTGAGATATATCGCATCTTAGAATCAGGATCAAGCGATCTACCCTGAAACCCAATAAGGATCTTGTTCTCATCAATAAAAGGAATAACAATCCTTGGACCATCAACAAAGTCGTCAGAAAGCTTACCAGGAACAAACTTGTTGACAAGTTCCTTGAAGTTCTCTGCATAATACAATCTAAAATGATGCCTTGGTGGAATCTTTCTGCCATCAATATATTTCTTGGCAGGGTGGGATATCGGCAAAGAAGAAATCTTTATCATCTCATTAAGAACAGTAGCCTTAACGAATTTGGGTTTCTTCATCTTATCGGCAAACTTCTCAACATCAGTCTTCATAGACTCAGGTTTCTCGGTAGTCTGCAGAGATTCTTTCAGATACTGGTAATAAAGACCATTATCGAATTTCTTCAGAAAGTTCTTAAAGTAGAGAGATGTTAGGCAGTTATGACAGTGATATCTGTATGATCCTTTCTTGGGGTACAGATATCCTCTGGCCTTAGTAACTTTCTTAGCAGAGTCTTCACAGAAGACGCAGCGAAAGTTAAAGATTGACTTGGACTTTGCTTTAAAACGAGGAAGTTTAGAAGATAATAGGAAGATATATTTTCGATCAATCCATTCCATACATTCACCATAATGACTATGATATAAATCAGTGCATTACTGATTATACTCATTTGGCAAATTTAAGCAAGCCATTTTCTTCAGATTCTTGATCTTTCTCAAAGATACCTATACCCACAACATAATCTCCACCATCAGGAAGTCTGATTGGAAATTTTCTACCAACAAATGTTCCTTTTGGTGTCTTTTCGCTTAGATGAACGCCTTCTTGTTTCTTATAGACCTGTTCGTCAGTCGTATTAAAAGAAGCAGCAGCATCTTTGCCCCAGATCTCATGATCGGATTTCCCATCATAAAGTTCGGGAGGTCCTTCAAGAATAATCTTGGCATATCCCTTTGAGCATCTAATCATAACAAATTCTGACTCTGCGATTCTTCTTTTAACCCAAGAAACGCCAGGGTCGGAGTCGATGAAATCTCTGAGGATGTCTGAAGGAACAAGGTGTTTGTTTTGTTTAAGTCGTTCTTCGGTAAGTTCTTTGGTTATTCTTTCGATGGTTTCTTCGGCGCTCTTTAATCTATTTGAAAGTCTTTCGGAATACGACCGTTCTCTTTCGGCTTCATCGAGTTCTTCTTGTTTCTTATCGGCTTTGGCTTTTCTTCGTTCGTTCATTACGTATACTATAGCCGCAGCTACAGGCGTGATGACAGACATTATTTGCGTTATAATTTGTTCTAATGTCATGTACTCTATTACCTTCAGGGCTATAACTTAAGTTGAATCTATTTATAGCTAGATGTTGACAACGATTTTGTTTTTTGCTGTCCAAATCGAATGGAAGGTAATGATGTTGAAGAACAGGAAAATTTCGATTAACCACCAAGAATTAAGAACTGATACAATTTGGGCAATAACAGCGGCGGGAGATACTGTGTACATCAGAGCACAACCAACTGTCACAACAAGATAGTTCATAGCTAATATAGCAAATAATTTAGAACCAGCTACGGAATTAACTTTTGGAATCGCTGCTGTTTCTTCTTGGTATGAACCAAGTTTCTTGGAGAAACTCCAAGAAGCCCAAGAAACTGCAAGCATGGAGATAACCCAAAGAATAAGCTCAATTGTGGTATTTTCTAACATTTACTTTGCTCCGCTTATAAGTCTTCTTGCCACCGAAAGAAGTTGTTTGTTTTCGCTTTCTCCAGCAATATCGATCAAATTAAGAGCAGCAATAAGCATGAGAACTTCTTTGGTGTTGTCGTTTTTGCTGCCTTTATATCGAGCTAGAAGATTTCCAATAAGAATCACCAGTGTATCCCGAACAGAATTGTCAGTATTAGTTTCCTTCGGATCCATCTTCTGCTCCCTGATAATACTCTTTGTAGCCTAATAGAACGCCATTTTTGTCGTCTATATATCTTTTGATGTCGGCAAAGTTTAAGCTCAGGGCTTCATAACCGTCATCGGTTAGAGCAAAAAGAACAGGGTTGATGTTCTTGCTTTTAAATTCTTCCATTAGTTGTGGGAAATTTTCTTCGGTAACAATATACCACTTAATTTCTCTAAGTGATACGGGATCGGGTTCTTGAATTACAGGAGCAGGCCTCTCTATGGGGACCGTTTTAACCTCAATGGGCTTTGGTGTGCTGGAACAACTACTCAGGAAGAATAGTGCCAGGACAGTCGCGTAACTTCCCAGTTTCATCATACTCTTTTCTTTCTTCTTCGGTTAAAATGCTTCCTGTAGATATTTCCACACAACGGAAAACTTTATCAGTTCCGTTATTTACGATTCTTTCGATTGACTCTGGTCTTGCCTGTGCAAGATTGCCAATATCCCTTGGGCCATCGAGTGTCATTTTTCTGAATGTGTTGGCCAGATCATCAACCACTTTCTGGGATATCTTCTGGGCTTCGTCGATCTTTTCGGAAATGACTTTCATGGTTTCTGTGTCTAGAACCAATTTATTAATTGTGTCATCCTGCTGATCGGTAACGATCTTAAGAGTGCTGATATCAGAAGCCATTGTCAGCATTCTGTTTTGTGTGTCTTGGTAATAGAAATACACCCCAGCACCCAAACCGCTAAGGAAAAGAAACAGAGATATAAAGGTCCAAATGTTGTTCATGATAAAATCTCTTTATGGTAGTCCTGGGACGCCGATGCTTGACAATCTTCTGCGTGTTTTGGGGTCATTATTAAACGTATCTTCTAGTGGTCTTCTTTTTAACATTGACACAATATTATTAAATTTTAAGACTGGGTCAAAGTTTTTAATCTTTGAATCTCCACCACCTCCTGCTGAAGTTGTTGGAACTTCTTCGGAAAGGGATTCTTCAACAAATTCTTTGAACGTTTTCATTGGTTGTTCCTTTGATTCTCCAGTAACATATTTAGTATTTTCATTATTATCTTTTTGTATAAACTCATGAGGAATTGGCTTGCTGAATCTTAATTCCATGGTTTCATCATACTTAGTATCTTCACCGTTTTTAGCCACAAATGCATTGTGTGCTGCAGGGTTTCTTAGTCTTTCTTTGACTGCATCAGAATTACCACCAAAAGTTGTATCAACATTTTGGCGGACCCAATACATAGGAAGATGAGCAACTATTACCGCTCTATGTTCAGGCGGTACATTTACAGGTCTTTGACCTGCTGTACGGTAATTATATTCCCCACCAGCACCAGCCATAGCAGCATACGCTTTAGCAACTTGTTTGCCACGATCTCCAATAGCAACAGAAACCATGCCTGTCCTGGGATCTTTGTTTTTGATACCATTCTCTAGAATATCTGAAACATTTCTAATATGCGTTCCGTGATATACGACAAGATCATCTTCGTTTTCAGACCAATGCTTCATCACAGACTCCTTAATGCTTCTACGATCTTTTCATCCATAATGATATCACTAGTAAGTATCGTGTTATTATCTGAACCAATATTCTCAATCTTATCTGGTAGTCTATTTAGATAAACAACAAAAGGTTTCAGATACTGATAATAATTTGGCATCTTGACGAAAAGCATTCTGGTCGTTTCTTGATCAAAGCAGTTATATAAAACGATCAGGTGGTTTAATATAAGTCTTTCTTTCAGTTCACCATATTCGTGGTATCTGTTAAGAAGTTTCTTGATATACTTGAATCGATTCAGATCTTCAACAAATTCGCTGGTATTCAAACACTGGGGGTTGTCATAGTGTTTCGCAGCAAAGATCACAAAATTTGAATCATCAAGAATAACAAACATTATTATTTTACTTTTAGTCTCTCTGGGTTCATGATTTTCACCAAATCGCTTGGAGTTGGTCTATCAATATGTGAAGGATAAATGAAAGCAATTTTACCAACAATGTTTTTGCCAGTTGGTAAGGTATGTATCTTAAATTCCCCATCATGTTCAGGATGAGTTACTGTATCACCTACTTGTAGTGTTTTTGTTCCAGGAAGTTGTGCTATTTTATCGTCTTCAAACAAGATATTTTTAACCCTATCCAGTAACAATTTATGATCTCCTGAAGTATACAACACCATTTGCGTTATAATATAATTCAGAAACAGCAACGTTTGCAGCTGCAGCTGCCGCATCGTTGGCGTATGGGCCAGTTACTAATGATTTGATTAATACAGAAAGATTAGCCTTACTTGTGGTGTTGGCTGACACATCATGAACTACCAGCAAATCTGCCTTTACAACAGAGGCCATTGCTGGTAGTTCTTCTATAACTTTCGCTTTATTGGTAGTATCAGTCATTTAATTATGCGTCCTTAGCAACAGTATCTTCAGCGTCGCCAGCGATTGTTCCCATAGCTACTAGAGTTTCATACTGGATTCTTCCAGCACGTCCGCCTGTACCAACAATTCGTCTAACCCAGCCAGCATGGGCAACCTTACCAGCAAGGCCAGAGATCACGGCAAGTCCAGCAAGGGCAGTTTGGCCCTGTAGAGAGTGACCTGATTCTGTAGGACCTTTAATAAGTTCTTTTGGCGGTCCGCCGAGTGTGTCGGCCAAGTAAACTACTGATGAGTTAGAGTTGACGATAAAATATGTTGAACCATTGCTAAGTGGAGAAATGGCGGTGTTTGAAGCAGCAACAAGGTAAGTTGCTATATCACCATTTTGAAATTTGTTTGTCACAGTAATCTGTCCGTTTACTGCAACTGCGGTATTTGCGTTAAATGTTAACGCTCCTGGAGCAGCAATAGTTGCTGATGGTGCAGTAGTATAGCTGTTTCCAGAAGCAGTAATGTTCAAGACAGAAATTTTACCACTAGAATTAGATTGGGCGTTTCCAGTTGCATTTCCTGTGATCGTTAGCGTAGCATTGGAACTATAACCAGAACCTGGGAAAGCTACAGGAATAGAGATAACCGAACCGTTGGCAACTCCCATTTCGGTTGTGTCGATACCGTAAACCTCAAGGGCGTTTCCGTTGACTTCGGTAGCTGCGGTATAGGCAGGAGCCTGTTGGAGAATATAGGTGTTTCCAGCCCCAACTGTCGCAACAGCCGCTCCAAGGTTTGACGCTTGAACCTGAGCAGCAGTGTTCGAGTCGATTCTGACGATTAGATATTTCTTAGAATCGGCGACAATGAATTCGCCAATCTTTGCTTCGGTCTGAAACAGAGTGCTGGTTCCGGCACATAGGCCGTTTGCGTAAATCTGGACTGTTCCAGTATTGGCTAGTTTAGCGTCTCTATTACCCCACATATGTCTATCCTTTTAAAAAATTATTGTATTTCTTGTTCTATTTATTAAAACTATTTTTTGGAGGCATTTTAATTGGTCGTTCAGCTGCTTGTTTTGCTTTTTTGATTTCTTTGTTAAGATCTAAAGCTTTTCTTATTCTGTTGATGAGGTTTCCAGCAGCAACACCACCTGCAATGGCTCCTGTGATAGCCAAAGCGGGATCGATCATTTCCGCAACAGTTTCATCGGTAAGTTTGGTAATTGTTCTTTCTCTTCCGTTATAGCTAACAACAGGTGGTTTCAGTTTTTTAACTAAAACTTCGGCATTATCAAGCGAAGATGATGTGCTTGTTCTTTGAGTTTCAGCTCTCCAGGCGCGAGCAGCGGGGGTATTAGAAATACTCTTTGGTCTGGGCATTACTTCTTCTCCTTTGCTTTACTACGGAGAGTTGCCATAGTAGTTTTAGCTGAATCCACTGCAACCTTTGTGGCTACTGGGATAGCATTCTTGATACCTGTTGCGCCAACAAAACCAGCAACTCTATTGCCGATATCTAAGATACCTTGTGGTCCAATAAACATATTCTCTGCCAGTTGATTCACTTTATTCGAAACAAAGCTATTTACTGCATTAAAGGCATACTGCTCAGATGTAATCTTCTGTGGAGTATATTCTGAAACAGCCTCTGCGTATACCGAAACGATTTCCTCAAAGGAAACTTTAGCAACATCAGCTTTCTTTCTGAGTGATTGTACTGCAGCCGTTTCTTCGTTTGTCGAAAGAGCGATAATGGTCTGTAGGCTTTCCTTTAGATTATTATCTTCAACGTTGGAGAGTTTGCTCTCGATCATTGAAAGGGTATCGTCATAATCAGTCGACTGATACTGTACTGTCTGCATTGGAATCTGGGAACCAGAGATTCTCTGCATGGAGATCTTTCTTACCTTTGGAAGAAGTCTCTGTGCCAGTTTCTTGATTGCCTTCTGTTTCTTTTCAAGAATCTTGTCGATCATAATCTTTTCAGGGATGCTCATCTGATCATAAGGAGTGTGGGAGATTCTCATCTTGATGAGGTTTCTGGCCATTCTTTCGGCTCTTTTCTCAAGCCTGGCTTGAGAGGGAACTCGATCTTGATAACGGATCTGGCCACGATAAACCTTTGGCTCGATTCTTCTCATCTGGCGAGATCTGACGAGTCTCTGCTGGAAAGTAAGAGCGCGACCCTCTTCGATCGATTCTTTCTTAACTTTCTCAACTTTCTTGTTCTTTCTGGCCTCCGCTTTTGCTTTTTTATGTAAAGAGAAAGCAATAGCCATAGCATGTCTTTTTATTTTTGATTTTGTTTCGTCATCAAAGGATTCCCAATCAGCTTTGGTCATTCCACCACCGTGTGCTCTTCTAGCAGCCGTATATCCCCTTTTTATATATTGTGGCGGCAACTTAACAGCTTCTGTAACAAATTCTTCGTTCATCTGAGTTTGCAGGTAATCACGTGCAGTCTCGATATAATCTTTAGCGAGGGTAATCTTAGATTGAACCCATTCAGGTAAATTGGTATTTGGCTCTAACATATCATGAAGCTGTTTGGCATTCATCATGATGCTCTTGAGCTGTGACATAGCCATATCACCCTCATAATCATATTCGTATTCATCACCCTTTGATTTCTCGTTAACATACTCATCAGCTATGTTAATTCTCACAGTATTAACGTTGTTCTTTTTTGAAACTGGTATCGTTGGTGGCATTGAACCACCTGAACAAGCTGTAGGAATTCCTTTTTTGTAGATTCTAGGTTCGTTGGCCATCAGAGTTTTCCTTAGACTTATCTGAGTTTATTAACTACTTATAATTACTAACGTTTAAGTGGTAGAGATCCGCGTTTGATAGCTTCTTGAGTTCTGATCATCATATTTTTAACTTCTTCTTCAGAGAAACCTTTACCAACATGTTCACGATATGTTTTTAAGTCGCCATTTGCTGCAGCAAGACGCATATTTGTTCCAGATAAGCCATGGGGACGACCAACATTTTCTGGATAATGAATGTGAACTTCATCAAACTTGCCACCATTAAGTTCGGGGATTTTACCAGCCTCGACAGATTTTTTAAGGTTTTCGGCAATTTTACCAGGTCCTGCCTGATCATAACCAAAATGAAGATTTAGAACTCTTTTTCCAGGCTTTTTGCCAAGAGAATCCCAGGCTCTTCCGACCGTTTGGCCTGCTGTTTTTTCTACTTTAAAGTCTATCTTACCGCCTGTTTGTCTTGAAGCAATCTCTGATCTTTCCGAGTCTGAGAAAACGGTAGATTTACCTGAAAGACCAACGAAACTTGGGCCTTGTTTTCCCATGGTATCAAATACGTCATTGTGGCCCATGTGGGTGTTTGGACTGGCTCCCATAAAAGATACATGGACATGATGTTCTTTGGCTTCTTTGATAAAGAGTTTGAAACTAAGC